ACCGTTAGTGGCATTACCATTACCATTTGTATTATTATCACTTGATTGTTGATCATTTTGTCCGTTGCCATTTTTACCACCAAAGTAAGGATAATATCTAGTCACTCCAATAGGAACACAAACCTGTAATTTTTTATCAAATCTATATCCTTCAGGACATTTTTTTGTTTGTTGTGCAGCCGTAATAAAACTTCTAAATGATTCCATTATCCTTTTACCCAATCTTTTGCCATCGTAAAGTTAGCACGACTAAACTCTAATCTATCTACAAGTTTAACAGCACCACCTTTTTTGATTGCAACATATCCCTCTGGATTTGTAACCTTATATCCTTTTTTAGTTCTTAAAAAAGAACCAATACTTTGTATTTTATTTAATTTACCTAACAGTAATCTTTTTGCAGTTTGCATTGTAATATAAGTTGCAATTGCAAAATATAAACCTTGTCTATTTGGTCTTAATATCTTCATGCCTGCTTCTAGTATTTCTTCATACTTTTGTTTTGTAGCAGCAGTCTTTTTACTATTTATTTCTTTTTTTAATCTATCTATAAAATACACTTCAAAATTATTTGCAAGTGCTCTAGTATTTTCAATCTTTTGACCTTGTCGAATATATGTATTAAAAAATGTTTTAAGTTGTACACCAAGAGATAATGGTCCTTGATCTTTTTTTAATTTATCAATAAATGCACCTGCCTTGTAAGCAGAACCCTCTGCCATTTTAATAACATTATCGAATGAGGTTTCTTCATCTGGACTAAAACCTGGGTCTTGAACTTGTTTATAATTAGCGTCATCAAAAAATACATTTTTATTTTTTCTTAATCCACTTACATTTGCACCAAAAGATGCTCTTAGTCCTTTAATTGTTTTACCTGAATATGTCGTGTGAAATATAATACCAATTTTTGCTTTATTAATTCTATCGTAGATTGAACTACCAAAGAGTCCACTTGCAACAACTGGTACAGCATATGTAATTGTATTTGGTGTGAATATAATTGATGGTTGACCAGCAACTTTTGCTGTTCTTTTGTCATCACTTGTAAAAAGTAAATCACCTTGAAGTACACCTTTGATACCTAGTGATGGAAAATATTTAAGTGCTACTTTTAATTTATCTGCAAGAGCACCACCGTGATTACGAGATATATCAGAACTTGTATAGTTGATTTTAGGATTGACATTGAAAAGAGATTTAGTGGCAACAAAGAACTTACCATTCTCTGGATTTGTACCACAGAATATAGCAGGTGCACCATCCCACTTGACGGTGACATTAGATCCACCAGATCCTCCTTGCAACATTTTTTTGATAGACTTTAAAAACCCAATTGAGTTTCTTGCACCAATACTTCCATTATTAATAATTTCATCTTCTAAATGTTCAAGGTGTGTATTCTTACCTTCGGTTAGGTAATCTTGAAACCCTTGCATTTGACACTCTTTCCATTTAATAATATTTACTTAATTATTTATAATTATAACATATTTTAATCGGAAAGTCAATAGGCAAATACTAATATAATTTACCGAAAGGACCAAAATCAAATACTTTATTACCCTTTTTCTGTGATAGAAATAACAAATCTGTTAAATATTCATCTCTTTCGTCTGCCTTTAATTGCAGTAATTTATCAACATAATATAATTGCATTAACTTAACATTGGCAATATGTGGTTCTTTTCCTTTAAATACAGTATTCATATTATTAACAAATTCTTTTGTAGTTTTAATACCAATCTCTTTCACCAGGGAAGACTTGACTACTCTATCAAACATATCAGAAAATTCTTTTTTTCGTTTTGAAAATTCACTAGCATTTTTTGGATAATTTCCATTTTGTTTAGTTGTACTATTATATAAATCTTTATCAACCATACTAGATAGTTTCTCAACTAAATTCAATGGTGCTTTTCCTAATCTAGCACCAGCGGCAGCAATTTCAGTTCCTTCAAATTTTAAATTTGCTAATCTTGAGGTTGTATTACCTTTTAATTGAAACTTAGCAATATCTTTTGTCGTATCTTTTAGAAATATATTAGTATCTTGTGTTGCAAAAGATGATTTATCTGCTTTCAAGTTTAATTTACAAACTATTTTTGATAGTTTGAAATCGTATTCGCCTTGCATATTTTTTAGTTTTTTAAAAAATGCTTCAGAAACATTTACTTCTTCATACTTTGCTGTTTTACCTGATATTAATTTTAAAGATATACCAACTATTTCTCTTTTCTGAAACATGGATCTCATAATGGCATTTAACTCTTTGATCGTTTGTGTGCCTCGTGGCCCCTCTAATTCTTTTGCTATTTTATTTCTAAATTTTGGTGAGTCTTTTATTAACCATATATCTGCAGGATCCCATGCGTCTTTTCTTGAAATGCCAAACTTATCTTTTATAAGGTCAGTTATAAATTCCATAAATCCACCTTCACGATTAAATACTGTAAATCTAGCATTAGAAAATTCTGTTAATAATTTTTTTTGTTGTAGATAAAATGTATTTAACCATCTATCCTCTACCGTTTTATTTTGTATAGGAAGTTCAAATTTTAGTAAAGATTTGCCTTGATATTTAAAAATATCTTCAAGACCTTTTTTAGTGGTTTTATCTTTTATTATATCTTCTGGCGAATTAAATTTTTTATTATCTTTAAAAGCACGCTGACAAATAAATGCTGTTGCCAACTCTTGCATGGCAGTGAATTCAGCATCTGAAATACTAATATTATTTACTTTTGGCATACAGCTATTTATACTACACTAGAGTATAAAAGTCAAGCGATTATTGGTCGTCTATTTTGCCGAGTGTGAGGAATTTGACAATGCCACCATTAGGTTCCCATTGTCTATATTTGTTTTGATGTTTAGTTATTTTATCTACATCTTCTCTAAAGAAGTTTTCGCATATAATAGATCCTGTGGGTTTCTCAATACACTGCCACAGGATCTTTCTATTCTTTTTAACCATTACGGTTTCATAAGATAACTTAATATTTTTTTTACTAAGTTTCTTTTCTTTTTTACTAGTGTTTATATTTCTTGATCTCGATAATCTCATTAGTAATCTATCTCGAAAGCAACGCCTTCTTTCTTTTCTTTTCTAGTTGTTCCCTTGAATACTAAAGATACTCTTTTCTTTTCATTTGAAGTTATGGTGGACATTATCGTTGGAATACGAGAATCAAAAATTGTCATTCGTCCTGGTTTAGGCCAGACTGCTGTGATAATTTCTTTATTGTGTTCCTTCTCTTGACTTAGTCCATATGGAGTATCAATAGAATATTCTTTCATTCTATCTGTTAGATTGGGCGTCCAGAATTCAAGTGTGCCGCCATCTTCTGGTAGCATATCAGGAGTTAAACTTACAATAATTGTGTATAGATCGCCAGTCGAAACAGTTTCAAAATTTTTGTCTGACTCTCCTAATCTATGTATAGTAAGATCAACACTTTGAAGTTTTATATCATTCGTTCTAACTCTATCCCAAATTTCTTGTACCCAATCTTCTTCAATACTTACTTTTGGTTCAGCAAGTAAATGTTCTTTATTAGATATTGCTTTCTCATAATACTTTTCAATATCTTCATGTGTAAAGTATTCATCCGAAACAAAAACAGTTTTAGTAAAATCACCAAGGTCCCTTAGATCCATTGATATAGTGTTCTCTGGTAATTTTGCTTTTTCATATTCTGCCAGTTCTTCTGGTGTTAATTGAGTTAGACCATTATAGTCATTCAATATAATTTTAGAAGCGTCTTTTTGTTTCGGACCTTGTTTGGCCGTGTATTCTATTTTTGGCATATCTTATCTCCAAAGAGTCTGCCTAAGCAGACTCTTCTGTAGCAGGTGCTTCTTCAGCAGGTGCTTCACCATTAGTTGTTGGTGCTGCCTCTTCTTCTGATATTTCAGCGTCTGCATTAACATTTTCTGATAAATGTTTTGCATAATGATTCAAAACAATTTTTGCTTCATTAAGTTGCATAGATAAATTATCTATTGTTTTTTGAGCAGCCTGTGCTCTTACGATAGCAACTTTAGAAGCGTCATCTAATTTTTGCTCATCATATTTTTTGTCGTTTATGGTTACAGTCATTTGTCTGTCCTTTCATTGTTAAATTTTAAAGTCTGAAAACTTATTTGTTTTTTCAAACTTACCACTTATAGTAGATGATGAATCTTGTCCACTATCCACTAAGTCTTGTTGAGCGACCTGTTCTACATCATAGAGTCGCATTTTAGAACGATCAACACCAATAATAAATTTACGATTTACTGTTGGATCATTGTATCTATTCTTTAGTTGTTTAACCATTATCTGGTTTTTTTCTTCTAGTTCTTCACTTGATATCAACGCAAACATAAAGTCTGCTGTTGCAGGAAGACCAAAAGATTCTGAGGTATCTTCTAACCCCACATCACTACTTACGAAACCACCTCTTGTAGTTTGTGTAGCAGAGAATATTGGAATATCATTTTCTACTGCAAGACCTCTAAGTTCTTCAGCAATAGATTTTATATATGTGTATGAATTGACATTTGCACCTGCCTTAAATCTTGCACTGGCACAAATATTTAGATAATCTACAAATATAATATCTGGTTTAAAAGACTTCTTCAACGCCAGTTCATTTATCAATGCTTTGAAATGACCTGTATGAGCAGAAGCAGTAGGATATTCTTTTATAATTAACTTACCTGTTGTTTTACTTTGTAATTTATTTATCTTAGTTTCATACATTTGATATGGTAATTCTTCTAAATCACTCATACCAACATTCAGTAAATTAGAGTCAATTCTTTCAGCAATTCTTTCTTCAGCCATCTCTAAAGTAATATACAATACATTTTTACCTTGTAATAAAATAGAAGAAGCAATATGAGTCATAAACATTGTCTTACCAACACCAGTGCCTGCAAGACAAATATTTAAAGTCTTACTTGGTATACCACCTCTTGTTATTCTGTTAAAGTATTCTAAATCTAATTCTAATCTTTCTTCTTTTGTCTTGTAGAAATCAAATCTTTCTTTTGACTCTTCTAAATAATCATGCCCTACTTTTTGATCAAACGATACTGCCAAAGCATTCGATAACATTTCTGGCAAATATTCTGGAGTATGTTGTTTATCTTTACCATCAATAATCTGAATACCACCTAGTATTGCATTGTGAATAGCACGATCTTTACAAAACTTTTCTGTTGTTTCAACTAACCAATTTAAATCTACTTTAGTAGGATCTAATGATGATATAATATCTGTAATCTTTTTATATTCATCTTCATTAACAGTTTTGTTAGAGTTAATTTCAATAGATAAAGATTCTTTTGTCGGAAGATTATTATACTTAGAAACAAACTTTTCAATTTCTTTAAATAAAATCTGCTCATGTCTATCAGAAAAATATTCTTCTTTTAGAAAAGGTAAAACTTTTCTTGTATATTCTTCATTGTGAATAAGATTTTTAAGTGCTGTTGTTTCTATTCTTTCCATTATTCTTCTATTGGTTCTAACTCTAATTGCATTTTTTCAGATTCAGTTTGTTTATTTTGTTTCACTTGCTCATCTAATAATACAACTAGAATATCACCTATATGATCTATAAATTCTTGACTATCAGTATCTGCCATGATATTATTTTCAATAACAGTATAATCAAACTGCATAGGTAAAGCACCTTCTGGTGTCTTTTTAGACTCATCAGCAAATCCTACATTACCATATTTGTAAACTATACTTGCATATGGTCCACTAATAAGTTTAAGTGCTGTAAAGTCCTCTCCAGGTTTCTCTACAAACACATAATCCTCTCGGTGTTTAGGATTCGTTGTCTGGTGTATCGGTGTTGGTTTCAGGTTTGAGTTCAACTACATCTCCATATTTAAATTCCTTAGCACACACTTCATCTAACTTTTCTAATATCTCTGGTGTGAAATATTTTGTTGGATCATTATTAATTGTTTTACCAAATGTTTTACTGCCATCTGGTAATTCAATTCGTGTAGAAACTTGTTTAAATATATTGTGTTTCAATGCTAAATCTAATAGACCATAATATCTATCTAATCCTTTATCATAAGTTAATCTAACATCTACTACTTTATTTTCTTTTGTCAATCTGGACTTGTAATTTTTACAATGAATAATATTACCAATGATTTCTGTTCCGTCTTTTTCTTTTCGTTTAGAAAGATAGACGATGGAACTAGCCGCATATTTTAGACCAGAACCACCACCCATTTCTTTCTGAGGGAACATACTACCCACAACATCGTAGGTGTGATTAGTAATAATTAGAGGAACTTTTGCTTTTCCTAATTTAAGTGTTAATACTCTAAAGGCAGCTTTTACAATTTGTGCCCTTGTCATATCTTTTGTTTCTTTACCTGCTTGTGTATCTTCCATTTCTTTAGTAGTTGATAACATACCTAAAGAATCTAATACAAGTAGTAAAGGTTTTCTTTCAGACGGATCTTGATCTATGTATTTGTCTAATACTGTAATCGCTTGATGTCTAAATTCTTGGACAGTAGTGACTGGCATAATTACCATTCGACTACTATCAATATCTCTATCTTCAATAATATCTTTTGTCAGAGCAGATTCACTCTCGAAAAATATAATACCGCCATCTGGATTTTTGTCTAGAAAGTTTTTACACATACCTAGTACAAAGAAAGTTTTACCTGTCGCACTTTCACCTGCAATTGCAGTTATCTTATTTGATGGAAGACCTCGATGAATACTACCTCCGAGTAAGGCATTAAAGATATATGAACCTGTATCTATAAACGAATCGACATCACCTGACGCACCATCCGATACTAGACCTGCATATTCATTACCTGTTTCTTTAATTATATCTTTCAGAAAATCACTCATATATTTCACCTCAATTCAATTTATTATTATACAATATTTATACACCATTGTCAAGCAAAGAATTCATCTAAATTTGCTTTTCTTGAATATCTAAACAAGTCTAAATCTTTGTCACCAAAACACCAGACATTTTCAATAAACATTTTATTCATATTCTCATCTAACTTCTCTTTACTAAAGTTACCATCTTCATCTTTGAATACTGCCTTACCTTGTGGGCGTTGCATAATTCTCATACCGATTTGACCTAAGAATTTATCTTTAAGATGATTTACCAATTCATCACCAGAACGATATCTTGTACCTTTGATTTTAGGATCCATAATATTACAGAACATAAATCTGGATACTTTCATACTTTTTTCTGCAACTGGTAAATAGAAATCATCACGCCATTTCTCATACTCGTTGAACTTAAACCAAGATTGATTTTCTTCTAACTCACCACCTTTGTTATATTCTTCGGTAGAGAAATAAGGTGGACTTGTAAATGCAACATCTATTGATGGTAGTTTATCATAAGGTATATCCTCTGCACCACAATTCCATATCTGAACTTTCTTAGGTTTAGGTAATAGTTTATTATAAGTAGAAATCTGTTCTTGATATCTTTGATAAGTATTTGGATTAGGATCACAACCATAGTATTCTTCAGCATCACTGGCAAAGAAACCTGCAAGTCTATCACCCCAACCACAACTTGTATCGAGAACTCTTTTAGCGTCTGTAATATCATAGACTGCTTTTGCGACTACTGGTTTAAATTGTGTTGCAATATAAGTGCCCAATCTAAATGCTGATATATAACTCTTTTCGTTCAACTGACCACCAATCAATTCTTCTTTACCCTCTATCATAACTTTTTGAACACCATTAATACCACGCCAGATAGGACCAAAACACTTCCAGATATCTTTTGCTGTGCCATTCTCCCATACTTCTTTCGGTGCTCTAAATCCATAACTACCACATTCTAATCTCAAGTCTTGATGAAAATAATTTGATACATCATTAAATGTACTAGCACCATTTATCAAACCAAGACCATATTGTGAATATGGATATTCATAGTCATCATATTTTTCATAAACTTCTTTTTCGATTTGCTCTTGTGGAATACAGATTGTATTAGTATTAAACTTCTTTAATTTACCGAAACTATCTCGCATATCATCATAAGAAATTTCTTTCAAAGGAAACACAGGTCTTTCAGTAGCAATATATTCTGCAAGGGTTTCTCTAAAGATTTCTTTACCATATTCAGCGTTCAGTAATTCAAACGACTTGTTATCTAAGATAGGTAATTTACCCTCGTTAGCGGCGTCTAGAAGGCGTTTATATAGTGTTTTATCGACCATTTGTTAGTCTCCCACAGTTTATACAGAATACTCCTACTTTAATTTGTCGGCATCCACAATGTTTACAAATTACTAATCTCACCCAAAGAACTCCTCTAAACTTGCTTTCTTCTCAAAGTTCCAACCGATTGCATTTAGAATAAACTTTAATGGTTCAAGAAACGATTTATTGAACTGCTCATCATAATCAATATATTTGTGAAGATCAAATTCTTTCGGTAAGACAGTTGGAAAAGAAATAACATTTTCTCGAATTGAGTTTGGTTCTTTCAATGCAACAAATTTAATCTTATCACCTTCATTAACTGCTTCATATTTAACCAGTTTATGTTTTTTCAACAAATGATTATATAACAAAGAACCTCGAACATGAATAGGACAAGACTTTTGATATATGTCTTTTGATGAAGAATACTTTTTAAGATTATTGCAAGAACGAGGATAAGCAATTTCTTCTGGTCGTAACTTTTTAAAATGAACTCTAAAGTCATCAATGAATTGAATCAATGCTGATTCATCTTTAGTCATAATCACTTTCAATGCCTCTTTAATCTTAATACGACAAGGGGCAGGAGTTGAACTCTTGACTGCTTCGATACCCATA